ATCATATATTTTTAAATATGCAACACATTGCAATTATTGAAATAACAATAAATATTCATGAGGACTAATTATGTCAGATATCGATGATTTAATGAATGAACTAAAAGATACAAAGAATTTTGGTGTATTTGCTCATACTAATAAAGCTCCTGTATCTGCTGCAGAATTCAAACCTATAGCTGAAAATGACATTAACCAATACATAATAGATAGTAGTGCTAAAATAATTCAACAAGGTTTAGAAACTATTAATGATATAAAAGATAATGTATCTAACGGTGCTTCTCCTGATGAATTAATGGCATATTCAGATTTGATAAAGGCGGTTACTAGTTCTATTGATACTTTGAATAAGATAAACATTCAAAACAAAAAAGGTAAAACTGCTATTGAAATTAAAGAAATGGAGATTAGTAATAAAAAACTATCTCCAACGGGTAATGTAACTAATAACACTCTTATCGTTGCTCCAAGAGAAGAATTGATGAAAATGCTTAAGGATGCAGATAAAAATGATACAACAATAAACATTACACCGGTTGAAGAGTCTGATAGTAATGAGTCACTTTCTGAATAAAAGCTGCTGGTGTAATATTCATTGCCTGTGCATACTCTTCTATAAGCTGGTCTGTAGATACCACAAATTTTCTTTCAACGTCTACTCGCTCGATAAACATTCTCGACCTTAAAGCATACTCTCTAACTTGAAGATTGTATTTACTTTTAAAGTTACCGAAATGGCCTATCCATCTATGACAAGAATTATTATTGGAATCACATAACGTAATAAAATTTTCGAATGAGCAGGCTAGATCAGGAAATAGATGTACTGGTTGTACGTGATGAACTTCTAGACAATTTGGACTACCACAAATGGCACACTCAGGATGTTTTTCAACGTATGATTTTTTGGCTTTTACCATATCACTATATGTAGAGAGTGATACAGCAGAAAAGTTAAGTAGTATTCTACCTACATTCATCTGTTAAATAATCTCAAATATAAAGCTTTCAAGACCGATACTGAACTTGCGCCTTGATATTGATTAATGATTTGTAAAACAGCAGGGCTTTTTACTTTTGATTTTATCTGGCCTAGTAATTGATCAGCGAAAGAATTAAACTTCATAGCACACTCTTCTGGTGTACCTTGCTGACTGCATGCAGGAAGCATCTTGGTATTAAATCTAAATAATTCCCTAGCTAAGTGTTGATCACCTAGTGTAGCGGAAACATCCTCAATGAGTAATTGCTCATTGAGGATGTTATAAAGTGTATCAAACTTATTCATTATAACCGTTAGAAGGTACCCTCTTCAAGGTATAATCTAGTATGCTCTTGTAATGAATCCCAGAGTTCCCATTTTGTGCCTAGTGATGTTAATGATTCAACATCACTATAAAATGTCTGCACTCCGCTTAATGCTCCACCTGAAGCTAGTGCTGACATCGTAGCATTGTTTGTTGTAACACCAACTCTAAAAGATGTAACAACTGGATCAACATATGTTCTTGTATTATCATATACAACAGCAAACGTTATAGTTTGATTATGTGTAAGTGTCGCTGGTAATGAAACATTTGCTGAAACAGGTCCAAAATAAGTAGGATCGCTAGCAGATATGCTAAAAGCTGTTACATCAACAGATGATAATCCACCATATGGTATCATACTAACTATTGATGTACTACCTATTGTACCTGATACACCTTGACTGATAGGACCTTGTAGAGTTCCTACTGGTATCGATACTGAATAAGTATTATCGAGACCTAGAACTTTAAATGTATTTTTATTCTTAGCCATTTTATTATCCTATTCCTAACTCACCATCAGAGGGTAGTGCTGAAACATATGGTGCCATCATTGTTGCAATCAGTGTAATATTACTGAATGCTGATGGTGCTGCTAAGCCCATAGTTGTTGCTGATACTTCATTCCAAATCATCGAAATGTTTGGTGGAAATATGTTTACGGCACTGAATGCTGATAATGTCTCTGTATAGACTTGTGTTGCGCTGCAAAGATGTGTAATTGTAGTTGTGTTCATTAAGAATCCTCCTGTAAGTATTTATTATTTTCAGGTTGATTTTCATAGTGAATAATTAAATTAAAAGAAAAAAAGAAGTGCTGCATTTCTGCAGCACTTCTCTTTATTTTCTACTACTTTTGATAATTGTAACTATGTGTGTTACAATTAGAGGTAGGTATGCGCTGTACCTGGGGTGAAAGCTTGTCCCAAGTTCTTGACGATTATTACGTGGTAATAAAGGTCTGCGCCGAACAGGTGATCAACGACACCATAACGAGTTAGCAAGCCAACGCGTGGTGAGAAGTCGTTAGGACCAATTGTACGTTGAACCATAACTGGGATGTATGGGCAATATACAATACCTGTATCGTAATACTCAGCACCCTTGTAGCCGAGTAAGCAATACTCTAAACGTGTGGAACGTTGTGCTGCACCATAAGGAGCTGCACCACCATTGCCGCCACCGATCCAAGGCTGTTGAGCCTCAGTGCGTGTATCACGATAAACCGTGAAACGTCCTGAAAGCGTACCGACCTTAGAAACACCAACCTGTTGTGTACCAACTGTGCTATTAACAGGCATAAACTTGAACTCAGGTAGAGCTTCAAATATTGTACATACTGTAGGAGTTGTGATGATGAAGTTTGCTGCACCACGACGATTACGTACGGCAATACGATTTGCTTCGATCAATACCTTCTGATAGAAGTCTCTGTTTCTCTCACCCAACCAGCGAGCATCAGCTGAAATTGGCGACCATGTCGACCAACCAACCTGATAACCAGCGTTAAGAGCGACCTGAACCATACGCATGACCATTTCACGATCGATTTCGGCCTGGATTTCATAGCTCATCGCATTTGTCATCTCGTTGTCGATATCAATACCGTTCATGTTCTTGAGGTCCTGCTCAAGTTCTACTGACCACTTAGCTGCAAGTCTACGTGTCCCGGCTTCAACAGCTGTCTTTTCGAACTCGATAGTAAGCTGAGGAATGTTACCTGTGAACTCGTAATTTGCTAACCATTCTGCAACACCAGCATCTGCGCCGAGGAATGCAAAATCAGAACCAGCACCAAGACCACTGAGCTTAGCAGAGCTTGTGCCTGTATAAGCTGTGTTCAAGTACTGATAACCAATTTCCTGGCCGTTGGCTGCTGTTTGTGGACCACCACGGAACTTGACAGGGTTTGTTGCATCGTATGTTCTGCGTGATGGATCTTGATAATCAAGATTTGCACCATCATAACGATAGCGAAGAGCAAACGCCAAACCAACCGGACCGCTCATTGGCTGAACACCAACGACTTCGTTGGTCATCAACTCTGGGAACGTACGGCGAATCATTGGGATTAAGACCTTAGGCAGACGAGCATCGCCCGTTGCATAGAAGTCGCTATTACCAACTGCACCACCTTGCTGACCAACTGTTGCTGGTGAAGCACCGTAACCAAATACGCTACCCGGTGATCCTGCGAAGGTTGATTCCTTCATGCACCAACGCTCCTGGTTTTCCAAAAGAATTGCTGTGTTTAATCTTGTATGATCATCCTCGATCGCACCAACAGTCTTCGAAGTATATTCGAGAACTGGACGCCACTTATTAATAAGTGCGTCAGCACGACTTGGATCAACATACGCTGCGCTATTACTTATTCTAGTACTCATTGTATATTCTCCTTTTCAATCAATAAGAGATACCATATCTCTTTTTATTTTCTGAACCTGTTATCTTGTGACTCTAATACATTCAGATATTCGCTGACGGTACCCTCTTCCGTCTGTTCCGTAACGAGTGACGCATCCTTAATCTGAGAAGCCGGTATATCTACCTTTCCAGTCACAACAGTAGATTTGCTCTTTGCTTCTTCAGTTACGAGTTGCGCCTTTTTATCATCGTCACTCTCGAACATCTTAACTACATAGTTTAAGTTTTCTGTTATAAATTCAGGATCCTTACCCTTAAGAACCCTCAACACATAGTCTTTCTTACTCTTACTAAAACCGGCAGTATTTTTTTCAAGTACTAAATCAGCAGCAGTACTCTTGTACTCCTGGCTTAACTTAATATTTGACTTAACAGCTTCATTTAATTCAGAACGTAAACTTTCAATGGTCTTCTTACCATCTTCAACTGCTTCCTTTACTGTCTGACTAATGAATTGCTCATCAAGTGAAACAACTTGCTTTACCTGTTCAAGTATTCTGCGTGCTTGAACATTCTTAACTGCTTCAGCAATCTCTTCTTTTGGTAATTTTTCAGAAACATAAAGATCAAGATAATTTGAAAGCTGTGTAGTTAAATCTGCTTTAAATTGTTTTGCATCTTCAGTGATTGCTCTCTTGTATCTGCTTACAACAAGATTAAGCTTCTGCGTATGATCCTTATCAACACCCTCTAATACCTTAATAAGTTTTTGGGTATGATCTTCATCAATTGCTTGTAAAAGTTGTTCAAGCTTTGTTGCATGCTCCTCATCAAGCTTTTGCAACGAGCTCTTTACTTCAAGTTCGACTTGCTCTTGTACTGTTGTCTTAACAGCTTCATCAAAAGCTTCAGATAGGAGCTTCTTACTATCCTCTGTTAAAACATCTTTACCAATTTGATCAAGAACATCACTAATTTTCATACTAATCTATCTCCTTACTTGCATTCTGTATTAACATCTTCGTCTTCTCGCGAATAGCTAATTCCAAACTCTTACTTGCCTCAGCAAAATCTTTTTTACAAATATGGTCAATAAAATTACTAATATGAATTTTATCTACAGATTCTTGAACAACATTTTTCTTTTTTGAATCAACAGATTCTTTA